AGAAGCTTAGCTAACAAATTAGATGCTAACCAACCTCACAACATTACTGTTACTAACAAAAAATACAGCCAGCAAAATGGATACAGCAAGTTTAATACCTTAAATGGGATCAAACCAGAACAAACACTATATGCTACTGTTGTTCCTGATTATATAACAGTTACTTATGATTGTGCTGTATTTACTTATTACAATGAACAATTAAATAAAATAATTGAAGCAGTAGAATATGCTGCTGACGCATATTGGGGTGACCCTGAGCGTTTTAAATTTAAAACAAACATTGACTCTTTTACCTCTACAGTTGAATTATCTGATAACAAAGAAAGAGTAGTTAAAAGTACATTTAGTTTAAAAATGCACGGATATATTATTCCTGATACAATACAAAAAGGTACAACATTTGTAAGTAAATTTTCTAATAGAAATAAATTAGTAGTAACATCTGAAACAGTAGTAGATATTAATGATCTACCAACTCCTTCATAATATTTATAATAAACAAAATTAATTTTATGGAAAACAAAGTTGTAACACAAGAAGAAATTCAATCTTTAAAGACAATTCAAACTAATCAATCAAACTTGATTCAAGCTCTAGGAACATTAGAATATCGTATCCAACTTTTAGAGTTAGATAAGCAAACTATTAAATCACAACTTCAAAAGCAAGTTGAAGAAGAAACAGTAGTAGCTAAAGAACTTCAAGAAAAATATGGTGATGGAAATATTGATTTAGAAAAAGGAGAGTTTATCCCGGTTTCATGATTTTGACGTTTTTTAAGATATTTATCAATAAACAAACATAACGTAAACCATGGCAGAAATCTTATTATCCCCCGGCGTTTTAGCTTCAGAAACAGATACTTCATTTGTTACTGCAGGCCCTGTAACCGCAGGAGCAGCTATCATAGGCCCAACCGTAAAAGGACCTGTAGAAATACCTACAAAAGTCTCTTCATACTCTGAATTTAAACAAATATTTGGTGATGTATTTACAAGTGGTAGTACCAATGCTCAACAGCAATACTCTTATTTTACCTCTATAGCAGCTTATAATTACTTTCAAAATGGAGGTGAATCATTATTAGTAGCACGTGTAAAAACAGGATCTTACACTTCAGCTACAAGTAGTGCAATTGTAAGCCAAAGTGGAACACCTATTGCTAATTCAGTATTTGTATTAGAAACAATTACTCAAGGAATTATAGCCAACAGTTCTGGATCAGAATCATCAAACGGAGCACTATCTAATGGTACCGCAGATAATGTAAGATGGCAGATCGCTAACTCAAACACTGCATCCGGGACATTTGATTTATTTATTAGATACGGTAATGATACAAATAATGACCCATTGTATGCTGTTGAACCAGCAACATATGCTAACTTATCATTAGACCCATATAATCCTAGATTTATATCTAAAGTAATAGGAGACCAAAAGTATACCTTAAAAACAAATGATGGTACCTACTTACAATTAACAGGTAGCTACAGAAACACAAACAATTTTGTTCGTGTTAAGTCAGTTAACATTACTACACCTAACTACTTCTTAAATGATGGATTTACTCCAAACCCAGCATACACAGGTTCATTACCTATAAACTCAACTGGATCATTTGGTGGAGCAGTAGGTAGTATAAAAGCTGGAGCTCAATTTTATAACCAAATTAATAGCACCGATACTCAAGGTTTAACACCTGGATGCTACGATAACATGGTTAGTTTATTAGCTAATACTGATGATTACAAATTTAATATTATCTTAACTCCTGGGTTATGTAACACACTTACAGACCATGGAAGTGTTATAAATACTCTTATTTCTAATACCCAAAATAGAGGAGATAATATTTACATAGTAGACTTAGTAGAATATGCTTCAACTATATCTACTGTTGTTACAAACGCACAAACTAAAAACACTTCATATGCTGCTTCATACTGGCCTTGGCTCCAAATCTCTGACCCGGGAACTGGACAATTAGTTTGGGTACCAGCTTCAACAATGTTAGCTGGAGTATATGCTTACAATGATAGTGTTTCCGAACCATGGTTTGCACCAGCAGGTATAAACAGAGGTGGATTGAATACAGTATTAATGGCTGAAAGAAAATTAACATCAGGCAATAGAGATACTTTATATAGTGGAAAAGTAAATCCAATTGCTACATTGAATAATCAAGTAGTAGTATTCGGACAAAAAACATTACAAACTAGAGCAAGTGCTTTAGATCGTGTAAATGTTCGTCGCTTGTTAATTTCTCTTAAGAGTTATATTTCTCAAGTAGCTAACACATTAGTATTTGAACAAAATACAGCTGCTACAAGAAATAACTTCTTAGCACAAGTTAACCCATACTTAGAAAGTGTTCAACAACGCCAAGGATTGTATGCGTTTAAAGTAATAATGGATGAAAGTAATAATACTCCAACAGTAATTGATCAAAATCAAATGGTAGGACAGATTTATCTACAACCTACTAAAACTGCTGAATTTATTTACTTAAACTTCAACATTACACCAACTGGAGCTGCTTTCCCGGCATAATTTTTAAAGATTGAATATTTATAATAAACAGAAAACATGGCAATATTAGACGCAAACGAAATATTCTTCACAGCATTTGAACCTAAACAAGCAAACCGATTTATCCTTTATATGGATGGAGTACCTAGCTATATAGTAAAAGGAGTAAATGCAATTAGTGTAACTCAAGGTGAAGTACCTTTAAACCACATCAACGTACAACGTAAAGTTAAAGGTAAAACAGTATGGGGTGATGTACAAATGACATTATTTGACCCAATTACACCTTCTGGTGCACAGTCAGTAATGGAATGGGTACGTTTACACCACGAATCAGTAACAGGTAGAGATGGGTATTCTGACTTCTATAAAAAGGATTTAGTATTAGACGTTTTAGGACCTGTTGGAGACGTAGTAAGTGAATGGATTCTTAAAGGTGCATTTATTAAAGACGCTAACTTTGGTGATTATAACTGGGATACAGTAGATACCGCAGTTAACATTACAATGACTGTAGCTGTTGACTATTGCATATTGAACTTCTAATATTACTACTTAATAATAAAAAGAGCTCGCTTTTAGCGAGCTTTCTTTTTTTAATATTTATAATAAAATAATTTATGGGATTATTAGAATTACTACAACAAGGAAAAACATTATTAAGTGCCGGAGCTTTCCCAGGCGATGCCCCTATTAATGATCCTCAATCTGGATTTATCCAGGAAAATTCACCTACAAACACTTATAATAGTGAAACTATAGGGCAATATAATAATGGTAGTGTTTTAACAAATACCTTAGATAATACGGGATTAGATAATAATAATTTTACTCATGATGTAAATAAGCCTCAACCCCAATCTAACCAAGGTTTCCCTTGGTACGCTGCTGGTAAATTTGGTCAGCCCGCTTACCCATATATAGAGTATTATAATCCAATAGGAAACGGCCCTTACTTTTATATGTGGCCACAGCATGTTAATTTTTTAAAAGATATTGAGACTAACCCACAAGTAAATACATTAAATAAAACATCATTAGATAATACAGATACTAATACTATATCAACTTTACCTTTACCAGGTACCGTAGGAGGTTTATACCCTTCTTTGGCTAAAGGAAAATGGAGAGGAGTAGCTAGTAACTTTACACAACCTTGGGAACCAAATGCAGTATATTTGGAAACTATACCTATCAAATCTGTTAACAGCCCTCAAAAATCAACATTATCTGATACATCATTAGACAATACTACACCAGGATTTATAGCAACTACTGATCCAATTCCTAATTCTACATCATACCCTAACAACTACCCAACTGTTTCTCCTCAAACTGGGATGGGAATGTTTGGTTTCGGGCCATCAAATTATTACTCTAATTATAATTGGTTAAATGGATATTCTTCTCAAAATAATTACGATAACATAATAGCTACTTCAAATAACTTATTAGTTACATATACTCCTCAAAGTGGATTAAGTATTAATAATAATGGGACTGCAGCTTTTTCCTTATTAAATAGTAATCAATTTAATCAAACATACTTAGGCAATGTTGGGTTTCCGGATAATGTAACTGGAGATTTTGGGAATAATCCTAATACTTTCCAACAGTATTATTCTCCAAGTAACACATACTTAGGTAGTATTGAAGCTTACAGTGGGACTAATAATTATCACGTTGCAAATGAATTACTTAGAACATCATTAGAT